AGTAGTTTAGAAGGGGATTTTATTCCCCTTCTTACTATTTATCTTATATACCACCAGCGTTGCCGGTAGGTCCAGATACAGTCCAATAATCATATTGAAATTCGATCTGGAATTCTTCAATTTGGTCAACAGCTTCCCAACTTACTTCAATTTCAGTAATAAGAGTTGGAAATAATCCATTGAACTCATATGTACGAATTGGAGTACCAGTTTTTGAATACTGTATCACTTGTGCTTGTGCTTTGTACAAACTAGGTGCTGATCCACCTGTTGTACGTAGATTTCCTTCTAATGAATTAATAGAGTTTATCCATTGTTCCATAGAGTTTCTAATTAGAAAATCTTCATCATTTATTACTGTAACAGTCCATGGATTGAAAGTTCTATCACCAGCCAATCTAACTTTTCTACCGAAGTAAGGTACTTCGATAATTCCTAAAGTAGATGCGGGTAATTGAGCAGTCTTCACCAAGAATGGTACTTTAAGATCTGCAGCTGAATTAGCAGGATTCTGTATAGTCACTTGAAACAGTGACTGTCGAGCTCCACCAAGGGCTAATTGAGATCTTATTTCGTTTATATTAAAAGCCATTTCTCTCTCCTATCCCTTAGAATTTACCAATGATTTCGGAGAACTCAACGCCTGTTCTAACTGCAACGAAGTTTAGTTGAATAAAGTTGATAGATTTAGCTGGTTTAATATAAATATCAGCTATAAACTCATTTCTATCAATAACTTCTCCAGTGTTATTTGTTCCGTCACAAATTACTGCGAAATCATATATTCCCCTTCTTCCTTGTACATCTCTTAGGAATGGTTCTACCAAATTTTTAAATTGTGCTCTGGTAAACTCATCATTTAACTCAAACAATGAAAACTTAGCTGCTGTAGCAATTGCCTTTTCTAGAACAATGAATAATCTTCTTACATTAATTCTATCAAATGCACTTGGCTTTCCTAATAATGTTTTATCTCCAAACAAGATAGTACCTTGTCCAGGAAAGTTTACTATTGGATTGATGTCTGCTTTATAAAGAACATCTCTATCAGCTTGCCTAGGATTGTATGGTAGTTTAACAATGTTTTTAATTATACCTCTGTTGTAACCTGCAGGTGAGAACCATGGATCTCTTGTATCATCTGTTCTTACTGCTAAACCAGCTACATCACCATTAAATGGTACATATCTATACACATCATTATACTTATCATACTGATATTTGTATCCAGAATCCATTACAGCATAAGAAGAAGCTGTTAACGAATTTCTAAATGCGATTGTGTCTGTTGCCTCATCGCCAGCATTATTAATAACATCGCCTCTATCTGGTGATATAAATGCAACACAATCTTTTCTTGATTCACATATATTGTCTATAATGTAATTACCTAAACCAGTATTATTTGTTCCAGCTGTTGCTTTTCCTTGAAGTATCATTGATACATCAACGTCCGCTCCATCCTTATATAAATCATATCCCTTAGCTAAATCTGCTAATGATATTAATGATTCACTTACAGAATCGACACCGCCTTGAAGACTTGTTGTCAATGGGGCTGATGTGGATAATGGGGTTACATTAATAGCTGTATTAACATATGATGCCCCACCTCTATGATTTACTGCATAAATGTAAGCTGATCTATTGTTAACAGCTGTAGTATAATATATGTATGAACCATCTGGTGATTTTGCATCAGTTGATCTTGAAAGACTTTCAAATACTTCAATAACCTGACCTGATGTTCCAGTGATTGCACCATCCTCATCAACAACGACTATATGCAACTCATCTCCTGAACCGCCTTTAGTTGTTGTCCAAGGTGTTGTGCCTGGAGCTCCATTTACGTTATTATAATATTCCCAACGTCTTGAAGTGTTTCCTGTAAAATCTGTACTTAATGTATATTTTGATGTGAAAGTTATAACAGATGTATTAACTGCTGATACTTTCATATCTTGTATACCTATTGTACTATTACCTACTGGAATAATATCCCCTACAGTAATTAATGTTGATTCATCATCAGTTGTATTTGCTGATGTGCTACCAACACCTATTGTAATGGTATTAGCTAATGCTTGTGAAAATGCATTTGCTGTATCACATACAGAAACCTTTATGCTATTGCCTAATGTTCCTGGATATTTTGCTGCAAATGTTAATGCTGATTCAGCATATGTACCATTTTCAAAATCATCTTCGTTTTTAATAGTAACCGCTGTTGCACCAGTGGCCACTGAGTTTCGTGCGTTTGCATCAATAACTCTTGTTACATATAATGCATTACCATATGCTAAAAAGTTTGCTGCAGTAAAAAATGTTTCGAAGGTGTTGTTATTAGGCTTACCGAATCTTGCAACTAATGCTGCTTCAGAATCAATAAGTACTCTCTCTTCTACTGTTCCCCAGTTAAAAACGCCTGCAATAGCGCCTTCAGTCGTTGAGACTGCTGGGACAACTGTAGTAAGATCGATCTCACTAACTTTTACACCTGGGCTAACTTGGAATCCCATTTCATGTCTCCTTTTAGTGTATAATCAAAAGAATTCTATACGTATTTATCATATTGAATGATTAGAAAACTCTATCTCCAGTTTCCCAATCAATAACCTCAATCCCACCTGATTCATTATGATAATCATGGCCATCCGCTATTATTCCAAATGGTGATACATCTTCTTCTATGTATCTCAAATTTTGTTGTTCAATATCTCTTCTTATATCTATGTTTGTTAGTTCTTTGAAGTATTCTTGATTAGCTAGCCAACCAAACAATACCATACACATCATCAAATCATCATGGTAACCTTCTTCTGCTTCCCATGATTCACCTTTAGAAATAAATCTTGTCATTTCCTCTAACAACGGGTAATCAACAAATAATAATTTATTTCCTTCTATTAGTGTCTTTAATTGAAGACATCCAACTCGTTTAACCTGTTTTGTCGTTCTTACGC